TTTTGAAGTCTGTTGGTGATGACGCTGAACTCCTCACCCTTCTTCGCGCCGCTGATGCTGCTTTTGCTGGCATCTACAAAGAAGTCGGCAAAACTGACGCAGAAAATGACCTGAAAACTCCCACTGAGAAACTTAACGACATGGTTAAGAACTATCAAGAGGAAAAGAAGGAAAAAGACTTCCATAAAGCATATGCTGCTGTCATCAAAACTGCCCAAGGTCGCGCCCTTGTGCTTGAAACCTACAAAAAGTAAATTAAGGAGCCTCTAAAATGGCATTTACTGAACGTCTCGCTACTCGCACCATGATTTCGGGTGCGGCTCTCACTCAATTCACCTTTGTTGTTGGTCCGGCCTCGGACGGTCAGATTGACCCCGTTTCGACTGCTGGCGCTCGTGCTTCGGGCGTTGTCCTGCAATCGGCTGCTGGCGCTGGTGAAGCTGTCACTGTTGCCTATGATGGTCGTGTGACTGTTGTGGCTGCTGGTAACATCGCTGTTGGTGCTGCTGTGTCGTCCAACAACGCTGGTAAAGCGATTACCGCTACGACAGGCCATGTGATCCTTGGCTATGCCCAAGAAGCTGGTGTGTCTGGTCAGGTTATCACGATCAACCTGTCGCGCGCTGAAACCGCTGCCTAATCTAGTTAAATAAGGAATACTACAAATGGCTATGCTTACTCCGGGTGCAGTTCATATTGATGCGCCGCTGACCAACCTGACTATCGCTTTCCTGCAAGAATCGACTGGCTTTATCGCTGATCGCGTCTTCCCGAAAGTGTCGGTGTCGAAAAAGACTGACAAATACTACATCTACAACCGTGCGGACTTCAACCGTGTGGGTCAGGTGCAGGCCCGTGCGCCCCGTACACAAGCGCCGCGCGTTGGTATGTCGCTCTCGACCGATACCTATAGCACCGATGTCTTCTCGCTGGCTACCGATTTCGACTTTGAGACTCTGGCTAACGAAGATGCGGCTCTGGACATCCGCTCGGCTGGCGCTCAGATGCTGACAACCCAACTGCTGATTGACCGTGAAGTCAAGTGGGCTTCGACCTACTTCTCGGCTGGCGTGTGGGGTACTGATTGGGCTGGTGTTGCTTCGTCCCCGTCTGCTACACAAGTTATCCAGTGGTCGGACTACACGACTTCGACGCCGATCCAAGACGTTACGAAGATCATGCGTACCATCCAACTCAAGTCGGGCGGCTTCAAGCCCAACGTGATGGTTGTTGGTAAAGAAGTTCGTGATATTCTGGTCAACCACCCCACGATCCTTGCCCGCCTGAATGGTGGCGCTACTGTGACCAACACCGCTCTGGTGACGGATGCCAAACTGGCTGAAATCTTCGGCGTGGAAGACTTCATGGTTATGGAAACGGTGAAGAACACCGCTGCTGAAGGTCTGACGGAAGCTAACGCTTTCATCGGTGGAAAGTCGGTCGCGTTCTTCTATCGTCCTCGTGCTGCTGGTCTGATGGTTCCCTCGGCTGGCTACACCTTCACTTGGGATGATCTGGAAAACGCTTCGGGTTATGGTATTTCGATCAAGTCGTATCGTGGTGATTATCTCGCCATCGACGGCATTGCCGAAGTGCTGGAAGCCAACATGGCTTATGACCAGAAAGTGGTTTCGACCGATCTGGGCGGCTTCATCGCTACTGTTGTTGCCTAATTAAAAGGAGGGGAGAATGACCCGACAACTTCTCCCCTACTTCAATCCTTCCCGGCCAGTGTTTGTTAAACAAGATAACTTGCACTTGTCGGGTAAGTTTTGGAAGAAGGGCGACAGATACCCGTGGGACTTCTTCTCTGTCTCACATGACCGTATTCAACAAATGTTTTACAGTGACCAACTGTATCACGATGAAAGTCTTGAAGAAGATGCTGTTAAAAAGATTGCCATTGGTGATGGTCTAGATGACCTGACTATTGACCAACTGCACATCTTGGTTGACAACATCAACTTCAAAGTAAAGAGTAAGACAAAAACTGCAAAAGAGTTTCTGTTGAAGAAGTGTCCCAAACTTCCTAAAGATAGGGAACTTCAAATTCGTAAAATCCGTAGGTGGCGTTCTACTTACGGCGATATGGAAATCTGAGTAGAGGGCCTACCAACATGTCTTGGTCGTATGATCCAAATAACCTTAATACTACCTCTGCATCTGGTAGGCTCAATACTGTACGATTGATTATCGGTGACACAGATAGTTCTGATGAACTTGTTCAGAACGAAGAAATTGCGTTTGCTCTGTCTCAAAGTAACGATAACGTGTACTATGCTGGTGCCTTGGTTTGTCGTTTGGTTGCTGCTAAGTTTAGTCGTCTTGTTGACACTACACTCGACAATGCAATCAGTGCAAAGTATAGTACAAGAGCAAAACAGTATCAGCAACTTGCTGTACAGATTGAAAATCAAGCCAAGAAGGCTTCCGGTAAATCCATTGGTGTCTTTGCTGGTGGTATCCTTCGTGGCGATATGTTTGAAGCTAACGAAGACCCTACACGGGTTCGTCCTGCTTTTGGTGTGAACCAGTTCGATAACGTAGAGGCAGGCGGTACATTTATCCCTGATCAACC